GAGTGGCAGCAGAAAAAAACTTTGAAAACAAAATCAAAGGATTCCTGAAAGACCATGGGTGTTGGTTCTTGAAATATTGGGGTGGTGCAGCATACACCAAATCAGGCATCCCTGACATCCTGGCATGTTGCAATGGAAAGTTCCTTGGAATTGAAGTCAAGGCAAAGAATGGAAAACCAAGTGAATTGCAGCTTTACAATCTGAAAAAGATTGATGAAGCAGGCGGTTTTGCAATCCTTCTTTATCCTGATGATTTTGAAACCTTCAAGACCATGATTGAACTGATTCAAAGTGGATGCACATGTGGTCAGTATTATAAAAAATTGAAAGGAAGGTGGTCAAATTGATTGTTTCACACAGCAAGGTGGAAACATTTGAATCCTGTCCATATCGTTATGATTTGAGATATAACCAGGGAATCAAAACAATTCCACCTGATAATGCAGATAATGCATTATTTCTTGGAACAGCACTTCACACTGGACTGGAAAAAGATGTTCAGACAGCAATTCATGAATACTTCATGTCATATCCAGTCATCAGTGATGCACAGGTCAATGAAGCAATGAAGCTTGAAGTGATGATTCCAAAGGCAGCAGCAATGATTCCACCAGGTGAACATGAAGTGAAAATTGAAGATGATGATTTCATTGGATTCATTGACCTTCTTGCACCTGCAAAAACAGAACAGAAACTTGGTGGTGAACATCAGGTCATACCAAATGTATATGACTTGTATGATTTCAAATATTCAAACAATGTCAGCAAATACAAAGATTCACCACAGCTTCATCTGTATAAATACTTTTTTGAAAAGAACAATCCAGGAAAAATCATCAGGAATCTGTATTTCCTGTTTGTTCCAAAGGTCAACATCAAACAGTCAAAGAAAGAAGACCTGTTCCAGTTCAGGCAAAGATTGCAGGAAGAACTGGACAAGAAAGAACCACAACTGGTTCAAATAGAATATGACCCTGAAAAGGTCATCAACTTCCTTCTTTCAACAAAGAACATGTTGGAAGCACAGGAATTCCCACAGAACACAAGTTGGTTATGCAACTTTTGTGAATACAAGGACTATTGTCAGAAAGGAATTGATTATATGAATTTACCAAGTAGTGAAAGAAGAAACATTTCAGAAACCAAGAAAAGAAAGATTTGGATTTATGGTGCTGCATTCAGTGGCAAGACAACCATGCTTGATGATGCACCAAATCCGCTGAACCTGAACACAGATGGAAACATCCAGTTTGTCACAATGCCTTATGTCAGCATCAAGGATGAAGTCACTGTCAATGGCAGAATGACCAACAGAAAGTTTGCATGGGAAGTATTCAAAGACACCCTTGCAGAACTTGAAAAGAAGCAGAATGACTTCAAGACCATCATCATTGACCTTCTTGAAGATACCAGGGAAATGTGCAGGGTTTACATGTATGACAATCTTGGAATTCAGCATGAATCTGATTCAGGCTTTGGAAAGGGTTGGGATATTATCAAGACAGAATATCTTTCCACAATGAGAAGATTTTTCAATCTTGATTATGAAAATCTTGTGGTTGTATCTCATGAAGATATTTCCAAGGACATCACCAAGAAGAATGGTCAGAACATCACAAGAATTGCACCAAACATTCAGGATGCTATTGCAAACAAAATTGCAGGTATGGTTGATATTGTTGCAAGGGTTGTGGTTGAAGATGATGACAGCAGAACACTGAACTTCAAACAGAATGAAGTTATCTTTGGCGGTGGAAGATTAAAGGGAATCAGTCAGACAACCATTCCCCTTTCATGGGATGCACTGATGGATGTTTATGACCAGGCAAATCAGGCAGCAGGAACACCTTTACAGAAGTCCACAGAAGCCACACAGAAGCCTGGAAGAAGAAAGGCAGACAATTCCACACCTGATGCAGAAAATGCCCAGGATAAGGCACAGAGTGAGCCACAGCAGGCATCTGAACCAGTGGAAGAACAGCAGGAAGCACCTGCAATGAATCCACCTGAAACAGAAGAAAATCAGGAACAGCAGGCAGAGCCTGAAAAACCAAAAACAAGAGTTAGAAAAAGAAGGGGTGAAAACTAATGGATGAATTATTGAAGATGCTGATTGAAGCAGCAGAGAAAGAAGGAAAGGTGCATGTTATCAAGAAGACTGTCAACAAGGATAACAGCATTGAAAAGGAAGCACAGGAACTGGCACATGCAAACAAGATTCTGTATGATGCCCACATCAAGGAAGGGTTCACAAGTGAAGAAGCACTTGCCCTGGTAGTAGCAACATTAAATTAAGAAAGGTTAAAAAGGTGAAAAATTATGGCACAGGATATGTTCAGCAGATGGGATAAGGAAATTGACACAGAAGGATTGCAGAAGGATGTTGCAGAAGCTGCTGCAAATGGTGGCGGTGGAAATTACAAGGAAGTTCCACATGGTAACTATGAAGTTGCAGTTCAGCAGATGGAACTGAAAGCATCCAAGAAGGGTGACCCTATGGTCAGCATTTGGTTCAAGATTGTTTCTGATGGTGAGTACAAGGGCAGCATGATTTTCTATAATCAGGTTATCACCCAGGGATTTCAGATTCACAACTGCAATGAAATGCTTCGCAAGATGGTTGAAGAAATGGGTGCAGATATGCCTATTGTGGAATTCAAGACATACAAGCAGTATTCTGAATTACTTATGGACATCTATGAAGCAGTTGCAGACAACTTTGAATATGCTTTGAAGTACACTGCAAACAAGAAGAACAAGGATTTCAGTGACTTTGAAATCACAGAAGTATTTGTTCTTGAGTAATTGAATCAGGTTCTTCCCAGGATGCAAATTTTTTTGAAAATCTTGTATCTTGGGAAGATACCAAATTGAAAGGAAGGTGAAGAAAATGCTGTTTTATGACTTTGAAGTCTTCAAATATGACTGGTTGGTTGTAGTGATTGATATGACAGAGAAAAAGCAGCATGTCATCATCAACAACAAGGAAGAACTTGATGAATTGTATCAGGCAAAGAAAAATGACATTTGGGTTGGTTTCAATTCAAATCATTATGACCAGTACATATTAAAAGGGATTCTTTGTGGATTTGACCCAAAAAGAATCAATGACTTCATCATTGTCAAAGGCAATCCTGGATGGAAGTTTTCTTCACTGCTTCGCAACATTCCATTGAACAATTATGATGTGATGTTGAACCTGGACAAAGGATTGAAGTGGTTTGAAGGAAGCATGGGAAATAACATCAAAGAAACTGGTGTTCCATTTGACATTGACAGGAAACTGACAGAAGCAGAAATTGCTGAAACAGTGAAATATTGTGTGCATGATGTGGAACAGACCATTGAAGTGTTCTTGCAGAGAAAAGAAGAATTCAATGGAAGGTTGGAACTGGTGAAACTTGCCTGCAAGGGCAAACCACTTGACCTGTCCTTGATTTCAAAGACCAAACCACAGTTGACAGCAATTGTCCTGGATGCACACCGACAGGGTGACAGGGGGGATGAATTTGACATTGACTTCCCTGACACAAACCAGGTGAAGAAATACAAGGATGTTTTGGACTGGTATTCAAACCCTGATAATAGATGTTATTACAGACACATTCCAGGCAAGAAGCAGCCTGAAAAAAACCAGTATTCAGTGATGGTTGCAGGATGCCCACACACATTTGCATGGGGCGGTGTTCATGGGGCATTGGAACAATACAGTGGTGAAGGATATTATCTGATGATGGATGTTGCTTCCCTTTATCCTTCTTTGATGATTAGATACAACCTGCATTCAAGAAACATTGCAGACCCACAGAAATTTGTGGACATCTATCATGAAAGACTGGAACTGAAAAAGAAAAAAGACCCATTGCAGGCGGTTCTGAAAATCGTGTTGAATTCAACCTATGGTGTATTAAAGGACAAGAACAATGACTTGTATGACCCTTTGATGTCCAACAAGGTTTGTGTGTATGGACAGATTCTTCTGCTTGACCTGATTGAACACATAGAACCTTATGCACAACTGATTCAGTCCAACACAGATGGTATTTTGATAAAGATGCCTGATGGACAGGATGAAGAAGAATGGTTCAACCTGATTGATGATATTGCTTGGGAATGGGAACAAAGAACAGGTCTGACACTGGAATTTGATGAATACAGAAAAGTATTTCAGAAGGATGTGAACAATTACATCATTGTTGCACCTGATGGACATATCAAGTCAAAAGGTGCTTATGTGAAGAAGCTGTCAAATCTTGATTATGGTGATTTTCCTATTGTGAATCATGCATTGGTTGAATACATGGTCAAGAATGTTCCAGTAGAAAGATTCATTCACAATTGTGATGAACTGAAAGAATTTCAGATGGTCACAAAGATAACAAGTAAATATTCCACCATCTTGCATGGTGATGAACCGATAAAAGAAAAATGCATCAGGGTGTTTGCTTCTACCAGGGAAGCAGATGCAGGTGTGAAGAAGGTATCAATCAGAACAGGGAAGCCTGAAAAGATTGCATCCAGTCCTGAACACTGTTTCATGTTCAATGAAAACATGACTGATGTCAGATGTCCTGCATACCTGGACAAAAACTGGTATGTGGAACTTGCAAAGAAAAGACTGAAAGATTTTGGGGTGATGTGATGGATATACAAATCAAATATGACAATGGACAAATGAATATTCATATGGATGCATTCTTTCCAACATCCCAGGCACGATTGAAGAAGCTGTTGAAGATTGTTGACTTGGATTTTGAACATAGAAATGACATTGTTCAGACCATGCAGCAGTTCTTCCAGGATAAAGTGAAAGAACTGGAAGAAAGAAGAATCAGTTCAGGAAAGAAAGCAGTTGAATATAAACGGAAGGTTGCAGACACAGCTGCAATCATTGAATCCAGGAAACATCCAAATGGTGTTCCATTGACAAAGGATGAACTGGCAGACATGAAGGAACAGAACAAACACTTCAAAGCAGTATATGCAGGATGCATTTCTGATTTCAACAGATGCATCAGGCAGAAGGATTTGTTCTTGAAACACTTGGAAATTTTAGAGCAAAGGAAGTGATGAAGGATGTTTTTCAAAGGTTATGTTGAAACCAAGGGCAAAAAGTGCATTGAAAAATTCAAAAACAGAACAGACTTCAAGACTTATGAGCAAGTCAAGTCACTTCCTGAATTTGCAGGAATTTTGGATGAAGAAACAATCCTGGTTGACATTGATGATTTTGAACAGTCAGAAGTGTTGATGAATATTGTGGAAGACCTTCAATTGAATTGCAGGGTTTACGCAACAACCAGGGGAAAGCACTTTTTGTTCAAGAATGCAGGTGTGGACAAATGTTTCACACATTGCAAACTGGCAATTGGTTTGACAGCAGACATCAAGGTTGGTGTGAAAAACAGCTATGAAATATTGAAATATGATGGAAAAGAAAGACAAATCATATATGACATATACCTGGAAGATGGTGAAGAATATCAGGAAATTCCAAAATGGATGAAACCAGTCAGGGGAAAAGCTGAATTCCTGGACATGGATGCAGGTGATGGAAGAAACCAGGCATTATTTAATTACATCCTGACATTGCAGTCAGCAGACTTTGAAAAGGAAGAAGCAAGGGATTGTTTGCGAATGATAAACAAATATGTCCTGAAAGAACCACTTGCAGAAGATGAACTGGATGTCATCATGCGTGATGAAGCATTCAGCAAGCCTATTTTCTACAAGGGAACAACCTTCCTGTTTGATAAGTTTGCAGTGTTCCTGAAAAATAACCATCACATCATCAGGGTGAACAGTCAGCTTCACATGTATAAAGATGGAATTTATGTTTCAGGTCAGGAAGAAATTGAAGCGGTGATGATTCAGCACATCCCACAGTTGAACAGAGCAAAAAGACAGGAAGTTATGGCATACCTGAATATTTTAATCAGGGATAACACAAAGACTGCACCTGCATGTGTGATTGCATTCAGAAATGGTCTTTATAATGTCTTGACTGACAGTTTTTCAGAATTCACACCTGATGTGGTCATCACAAACAAGATTCCATGGGATTTCAACAGACAGGCATCCAGTGAAGTGATTGACAACATGCTTGACAATGTGTCTTGTAGTGACCATGAAATCAGGTCATTGCTTGAAGAAATTGTTGGTGCTTGCATGTATAGGTCAAACACCCTTGCAGGCGGTAAAGCATTCATTCTGACAGGAACAGGAAGCAATGGAAAAAGTACATACTTGAAAACACTGTCAAATCTTATGTCAGAAAAGAATATATCAGCACTTGACCTGAAAAAGTTGGGTGACCGATTCAGTACAGTCATGATGTTTGGAAAACTTGCAAACATTGGTGATGACATTTCAAATGAATTTGTGACTGACACATCACTGTTCAAGAAGGTTGTCACTGGTGAAACCATAGATGCAGAACAGAAAGGTCAACCAAAGTTTGATTTCAAGCCATTCTGCAAGCTGCTGTTTTCAGCAAATAACATTCCAAGAATGGGAAAAGGTTCTGATTCACAGGCAATCATGAGAAGACTTGTCATTGTTCCATTCAATGCAAAGTTCAAATCTGATGACCCAAATTTCAGACCAGGAATTGAAGAAGACCTGAAAGGTCAGGAATCAATGGAATATCTGATTCAGCTTGGAATCCAGGGATTGAAAAGAGTTCTTGCAACAAAGAACTTCACAACATCAAACAAGATTAAACAGGAACTGGAAGAATATGAAGAAAGAAACAATCCACTTCTGATGTTCGTGAAAGATTGTGAAGATGAAGAATATGACATTGAAAGTGAACCAACATCAGCAGTTTATGACAGATACAAGGAATTTTGTCTTGCTGAATCATTGCAGGCACTTTCAAAGATTGAGTTTTCAAGGCAGGTTGTAAAAACCTTTGGTTATAAAGTCATTGATAAAAAAATCAATGGTAAAAAATACAGATTATTTCAGAAGGTGGTGAACTAATACATGGAAGAACAAAAATTGCAGATTCTTGAACTGTTCGGTGGAATTGGTTCACCAAGGGTTGCTTTGAAGAATCTTGGTGTTCCAGTGAAATCAATTGATTATGTGGAAATTGATGAAAAGGCGGTCAGGTCATACAATGCAATGTTTGCTGATGAACTGGAATATAAAACACAGTCAGTGGTTGGATGGAATCTGAAACCTGACATCCTGATTCATGGAAGTCCTTGTCAGGATTTCAGCATTGCAGGACATCAAAAGGGTGCAGATGAAGGTTCAGAAACAAGGTCATCCCTTATGTGGGAAACAGTTCACATCATTGAACAGATGGGTGAATGGAAACCAAAGGTTGTGATTTGGGAAAATGTGAAGAATGTTCTTTCAAAGCATATGAAACATAATTTTGACAGGTATCTGTCATATATGCAGATGCTTGGATATACAAACAATTATGAAATTTTGAATGCAATGGATTTTGGATTGCCACAGGCAAGACAAAGGGTCTTTACAGTTTCAATTCTTGATGGTGAAGCATTTGACTTTGACCTGATGAAAAGAAAACCCATGGAAAACATTGACAATTATCTTGAAGATGAAGTTCCTGAATATTATGTTGTAACACAACCATCAATGTTGAACAGGATTGCAGAAGGTGATTCAGTATTCAATGGAAGGGTTGAAGTTATCAAAGACCATGCAATGACAATCACATGCAAACAAATGAGGTGTCCAAACAGCGGTGTTGTGGAACTGGAAGATGGTGATTTCAGATATTTGACAGAAAGGGAATGCTGGCGATTGCAAGGATATTCTGATGAAGATTTTGAAGCTGCACTTTCTGTTCATCCAGGAAGACCAAATTGTCTGAATGGTGCTTTATATAAACAGGCAGGGAATTCAATTCCAGTCAATATATTTGAAGCAATGTTTAAAGTCATGCTTCCAAAATTTTTTGGCATAAATGTATCTTAAAAATAGACAGGAAGGAAGTGATGTATCTTGAAATGCTTGTTTTGTGGTGCAGAAGTTGAAATTGGCAAGCGGTGTGAATACTGCGGTTCAATGGCAGAATCTTCATATTATCCAAAAGAAAAGCCAAAGAAGAAATCTTGCATCATGCTGAACTGTTCTGATTTTGATGAATATACAGTTGTAAAAGGTGATTGCCTTTGGAATATCACAAAAAGATACTATGGAAAAACTTCAATACCTGTTTGTTGCAAGATTGCAGAAGTCAATGGGATTGAAAATCTAAACCTGATATATCCAGGGCAAATAATAAAACTACCAAAAGGGAAGGTGATTCAGTGACAAAACCAACAATGATTCAGGATGACTTCATGGGTGACTTTTATCTTGGTTGTCCATCCTGCAAAGAAGCAATTCATTTTCCTTTGATAAGGAATCCAAATCATATCTATGACAAAAGACCAAAGCAGTGTTCAAAATGCGGTGAAGAATTTGACTGGTCAGATGAAATGAAGGGGGGGGGAACACAGTGATGCATGATGAAGTGGATGATGCTGCACAGGTTGAATGGTGCAGGAAATGGTCAGAAAAGAAGATGCAGAAGAAAATCAAAAGGGTTCAGCACTGGTGCAATTTCAAAATTTATCTGAAATATGCCTGGTATGAATTCAAAGCAGCAATAAAAGGAAGGTGAAATTGATGAAAAATCACAACATGTGGTTTGTATTTTCTCTTTTATCACTTGTACTGATTGCACCATTCGGTGCTATTAACTCATGGATTGCAGTGCTTGCAATAATCATCAGCGGTGCATTTTTTGCTGTTTGGTACATCAAAGAAATGGAAAAACAAGAAAAGGAAGGTGAAGTGAAGATGTCAAATGTGATTCATCCTGGACATTATAACATCCCAGGAAGGAAAGAATGCATTGAAGAAATGCTTGATAAATTTGGTTATGGGAAAACAGAAGCATTTTGTGAACTGAATTCCTACAAATACCAGTACAGACATGAACAGAAGAATGGTCAGGAAGACCTGGACAAAGCATCCAACTATCAGAAGATGCTGATGGAATATATCAGGAAAGACCCAAGATTCAAGGTTGCAGACCACTATGGACTGGAAGTTCAGATGCAGCAGTTGATTGAAGAAATGGCAGAACTGACACAGGCAATTTGCAAATATTTCAGAATCCATGGTCAGGGTCAACCAGTATCAAAGAAACTGTCAAGTTATGACATTGAACAGAATCTTGTGGAAGAACTGGCAGATGTCAAACTGGTGCTTGACCAGGTGGTGTTCCTGCTTGCGTGTGAAGATGAAGTGCAGGAAGTAATGAAGCAGAAGGTCAACAGATGTATTGAAAGGATAGGTGAACAGAATGCAGGCAATTAAACCATATACACAGATTTATAAAGATTTTGATGGACAGAAGGTGTTGCAGAAGATTGAAGCTGTTGCAAGAACTTGTTACAAGTCAGAAGGAAAGATTCAGGAAGGTTCTGCTGCAAAGTTAGTTGCAGGACTTATCAAATCAGGACATGAAGCAATGCTTGAACATGCATCAGTCACAGTGAAGTTTGTTGTTGACAGGGGAATCAGTCATGAACTTGTCAGACACAGACTTGCATCCTTTGCACAGGAATCAACAAGATATTGCAATTATTCAAAGGATGACTTTGGTTCTGAAATCACCTTCATCATTCCTAATTATTTGGAATACAAGTCAGAAGGTTGGAACATTTGGAAGGAATCCATGAAGCAGGCAGAAGATGCATATTTCAAGATGCTTGATTTTGGACTGTCACCACAGCAGGCAAGGGCGGTTCTTCCAAACAGCTTGAAGACAGAAGTGGTCATGACTGCAAACCTTCGTGAATGGAGACACTTTTTCAAACTTCGTGCCTTGGGAACAACTGGAAAACCACACCCACAGATGCTTGAAGTTGCTGTTCCGCTTCTTGAAGACATGAAGAATCTGATTCCAGTGGTCTTTGATGATTTGGTGGTGTGATGATATGAACAGACAGCAAAGAAGAATGGCACAAAAGAAAGGTCTTCCAGTGACACATGAACCAGTCTTCAACATGAAGCAGTCTGACATCAAGAAAATTAAACAGGAAGCAAGCGAAAAGGCAGTGAACACAGCAATGATTCTTCTGCTTGGGATTCCAGTGAAAGTCCTGAAAGAACAATATGGATGGGGCATGAAGAAAAGACTTCCTGAATTTTGTGAAGCAATGATTGATGTCTATACAGATTTTTCAAATGGTGACCTGACACTGGAACAGTTTGCAGACCTGATTTATCAGGAATGTGGGGTGAAATTTGTAAACAATGAATAAATACAACAGTGAAGGTTATCCTGACCCAACTGCATATTATGGAACAAAGGAAATTGTCAGGGAAGAATCTGAACAGGAAAGAAGAATTAGACACCTGATGCACATTATCAGGGAAGCTGCACACCTGGCAGGATTTGAAGCGGTTGGAAGAATTACCTTCAAGGACAAGAAAACAGGAAAGGAATTCAGATGAAATTAGGATACACAGTCAGCAAAGAAAAAGGTGGTCAGTGGTACTGTCATCAGGTTGGATTTCCATATGTTCCAGTATTTGGTTCATTTGGTGATAAGAAAAAAGCACTGCATGTTGCAGCAGAAATGTGTGGTCTTCCATACAAAGAATACATGCAGTTAAGACAGAAAGGTGGATGTGAAAGATGAAACCAGTTAGAACTGAAACAACAAATGCTGTTTATACACTGGAAGGTTGCAATGACCTTCCAGTCACAAGATATGAAAATGTTGATAACAAAGAAATGGGTGTTGAAAGCTGTTGGGAACTGGATGCAGAAGACCTGGAAAACATCAAGAACAATGGTGGAAGGGTTTATCTTTACATTCAGGGTGCAGTTGTTCCACCAGTGCTTCTGACAACTGAAACCATGGTGTTCTTTAAGGAAGGGGATGAACAAAATGAAAATGATAACACAAAATGATGCAGTAATGCACAAACAGTTTCTTGATTTTATGCAGATAGATGGAAGACCCATTATCAATGTTGACACAATGGACTGGTTGATTGGTCAGGGATTCTTTGTGAAGCCTGCTGCAATCAAACACCATGGTAATCACACAGGCGGTCTGTTTGAACATTCCATGATGGTTGCACAGGTTCTTGTAGAAATGACACAGAAGTTTGACATCCCTTGGACAAGACCTGAATCACCATACATTGTGGGAATGCTTCATGATGTATGTAAACTGGATGACTACATAGATGAAAATGCATCTGATGTGGTGGTCATGGGAAGTGGTTCACCTATTAGCAAAGACCCAAAATGGACATACAATCCTGCACCTATGTTTGCAGGGCATGGTGACAAGTCAGTGATGATGCTGTCACAAGTGATGACCCTGACAGAAGAAGAAATGTTGTGCATCAGGTTTCACATGGGTGCTTATGTCACAAGTGAATGGGATGCATTTGACAGAGCAATCAGAAAATATCAGTCAGTGCTTTTTACTCACACAGCAGACATGTATGCTTCAAAAGTTAAAGATGTTTGATGTTGGTCAAAGATATAGGTCAACATCATATTGAACTTCTGAAAGCCTTGATTTTTATTAAAATTTTGTATGCGGTTCAACATGGTCAAGATATATTCAATTTAAGAATATATAAAGATAAAAAATGATTGAAATTTAATGATTTTCTAAAAAATATCTATAATAGAAAAACAGTATGAGATTTTGAACCGAAAGTTGAAAAACCAAGTAAAATCAAGGCTTTTTGAGCAGTCCATGATATAGGTGAATGATGAACCGATAAAGGAAGAAGGTGTAAAGGTGACAGCAAAGGAATATTTGTTGCAGATAAAAGAACAAAAGCAGAATATCAGGAAGCAGGAAGAATATATTCAAAGATTAAGGGATTCATTGACCATTGCAGGAATCAGTTATGACAAGGAAAGAATTCAAAGTTCTCCTGACCCTGACAAATTTGCAAAGATATTCGGTCAGATTGATGAAGAAGAACAAAGGCTTGAAGACATGAAGACCAGGTTTGTGAATACAAGGGTGAAGATTATCAATCAGATTCATCAGCTTGTAGAAGAAAAGCATCAGAATGTTTTGTATCTTGTGTATGTTGATGATAAGACCCTGAAAAAAGCATCCCAGGAAATGTGTTTTTCATATGAGTATGTGAAAGAACTTCATGGTGCTGCATTGCAGGCTTTTGACCTGATGTTCCCACCACAGTCTGCTTGAATCCCACCACTCATGTTATATATAATATAACATGAAATGTTAGGTCAATAAGACATCCTTTGAAGAAGGGGTGTCTTATTTTTATGTGATGAAAGGCAGGTGACAGGTGATTTGACTGATAAGCAAAGAAAGTTTTGTGATGAATATTTGATTGACTTGAATGCAACCAGGGCATACAAAGCAGCATATCCACATGTAAAGTCAGAAGGTGCTGCAAGGGCATGTGCTTCAAAGTTGCTAACAAAAGCTAACATCAAAACATATATTGATGAACAGCTTGACAAAATCAGTTCTGAAAAGACTGCTGATGCAAAGGAAGTCATGGAATACCTGACATCTGTCATGCGTGGTGAATCCCAGGCAGAAATTGTTGTGATTGAAGGAACTGGTGATGGTTGTTCTGATGCAAGAAGAATGAGCAAAGCACCTGATGAAAAAGAAAGATTGAAAGCTGCTGAACTGCTTGGAAGAAGATATGGTCTTTTCAAAGAGAATGTGAACCTGGAAGTTGAACCAGTTGTTCTTGTGAATGACCTGAAAGAATAGGTGATTCTATGAAGGTATCATTGCAGGAAGCAGTTGGAAAGAACTATGCTGATTTTTGGAACACAAAGCAAAGATACAGAGTATGCAAGGGAAGTAGAGGTTCAAAGAAATCAAAGACCACAGCCTTGAACATGATTTATAGGTTGATGGAATATCCCCTTGCAAATGGTTTGTGTGTCAGAAGGTATTCAAACACCTTGCGTGATTCTGTCTTTTCAGATTTGAAATGGGCAATTCACAAGTTGGGTTTGGATGCCTTTTTTGATTGCACTGTTTCACCCATGCAGATTGTCAGGAAGTCCACAGGACAGAAGATTCTGTTCAGGGGTCTTAATGATGGTTTGAAAATCACATCCATTTCTGTTGATTATGGTGTTCTTTGCTTTGTATGGATTGAAGAAGCCTATGAAATCAGCAATGAAGATGACTTCAACAAACTTGATATGTCCATCCGTGGTGAAGTACCTGATGGATATTTCAAGCAGATAACCCTGACATTCAATCCATGGTCTGCAACATCCTGGTTGAAACCCAGGTTCTTTGATGTGATAGATGATGACATCTTCACAAAGACAACAACCTGGAAGCAAAATGAATGGTTGGATGATGCAGACAGAAACATCTTCTTGAAGATGCAACAGAACAATCCAAGAAGATACAGAATTGAAGGTGATGGTGAATGGGGCATTGCAGAAGGTCTGATATATGAAAAAGTCAGATTTGAAGACTTTGACATTGATGCAGTCAGAGCAATCCCAGGAATCAAAGCTGCATTTGGTCTTGACTTTGGTTTCACTGACCCAAATGCATTTGTTTGTCTGATGATAGACAATGCAGCAATGAAGATTTATGTCTTTGATGAATGGTATAAGACAGGTGTGACCAACAAAATCATTGCACAGGCAATCAAAGATAAGGGTTATGGTGGACAGAAAATCATTTGTGATTCTGCTGAACCAAAGTCCATTGCAGAACTTCAAGAAGAAGGAATCAAGGCAGAACCTTCCAGGAAAGGAAAAGACAGTGTGAATCATGGCATCCAGTTATGTCAGAACTATGAAATCATTGTCCATGAAAGGAACTGTCCTGAATTCAAGAAAGAAATACAAAATTACTGTTGGGAAACAGACAAGGATGGAAAGCCAACAGACAAACCTGACCATGAATTTTCACATGGTATGGATTCAATGCGATATGCAACAGGAAAGATTCTTGTTGGTGACACATTCAGTTTTGATTAGTTTGGAAAAGAGAAGGTGAAAAACAATGACAGTTGATGTTTTAGGAACAAAATACACAATAACAGAATCCAACAAGGTGAAAGACAATGAACTGAACAATGGGGATGGATATTGTGACCATTCCACAAAGCAGATTGTCATTGACACCTTCCAGGATTCCCCTGGTTCACTTGCTGATTTGGAAACATACAGACAGCAGGTCATCAGACATGAACTGGTTCATGCATTTCTGTTTGAATCAGGACTTGGTGCTGATAGTTGGGGCATAAATGAAGAAATTGTGGACTGGATTGCATACCAGTTCCCAAAGATGGCAGAAGCCTTTGGAAAGGTGGATGCACTATGATACATAGAAAGGTGGTGAAGAATGATGTTCAATTTTGCTGAATCCTTCAAAGCAAAACTTGAAAGACTGGTCAATATCAATGCTGCATCCAAGTTGACAGATGAACAGTTCATTGTGAAGGAAATCAACAGATTCAAGCAGTCACAGAGAAGAAAAGAAATGCTTGATGGTGAAAGATACTTTGATGGATGTCATGACATTCTGTCCAGGGAAAGGACAGTCATTGGAAAAGATGGTGAACTGGAAACAGTCAAGAATCTTCCAAACAACAGAATTGTTGACAATCAGTATAAAAAGATGGTCATTCAGAAATCCAACTATCTGTTGGGTCAACCTTTCACCATCCAGTGTGACAATGATGCTTATGTGAAGATTCTGAAACAGTTCCTGAATAAAAAGTTCATGCGAACTTTGAAAGCAGTTGGTGAAGATTCCCTGAATTGTGGAATTGCTTGGTTATTCCCTATGTATGATGACCAGGGCAAGTTCATTTTCAAGCGGTTCAGACCTTGGGAAATCATCCCAGGATGGAAGGATGCAGAACACACTGAACTGGAATATTTCATCAGAATCTATGAAGTGACTGGATATGTTGGAAATACAGAAAAGGTTATTGAAAAAGTTGAAGTCTATGATGAATCAGGTGTTTCCTATTTTGAACTGACTGATGGCGGTCAGCTTATTCCTGATGGTGAACAGCATGTTCCATATTTTAGCATTGAAGACCAGGGATTCAACTGGACAAAGATTCCATTGATTCCTTTCAAGTACAACAACAAGGAAATCCCATTGATTAAAATGGTGAAGTCTTTGCAGGATGGTCTGAATCTGATTGAATCCAACTTTCAGAATCAGATGGAAGAAGACACAAGGAACACAATCTTGGTTCTTGTGAACTATGATGGTGAAAACCTTGGTGAATTCAGAAAGAACCTTGCAACCTATGGTGCAGTGAAGGTCAGAACAGTTGATGGTGCAGGCGGTGATGTCAGAACACTTCAAGTTGAAGTTAATTCTGACAATTACAAAGCAATTCTTGAACTGTTCAAAAAGGCAATCATTGAAAATGCTATGGGTTATGATGCCAAGGATGACAGGATGTCAGGAAATCCAAATCAGATGAACATTCAATCAATGTATTCTGACATTGACCTGGATGCAAATGGAATGGAAACTGAATATCAGGCATCTTTTGAAGAACTGTTGTGGTTCATCAATTGTCATCTGTTCAATGTCGGTATGGGTGACTATGAACAGGAAGATGTGGAAATCATATTCAACAGGGATATGATGCTGAATGAAGGTGAAGTCATTGACAACATCAGCAAGTCTGTTGGAATCATCAGTGATGAAACCCTTGTTGCACAGCATCCATGGGTTGATGATGTTCAGGCAGAACTTGACAGACTGGAAGAACAGAAAAAGAAGAACATGGAAGAATATGGACTTGGATTCAATCCTGGTCAGAATGTTCCACCTGATGACCCAGGCGGTGAAGAAGGTGCAGGTGATGAATAATGGCAAAGAAATCATCTGCATACTGGCAGAAACGATTTTCAGCACTTGAAAATGCACAAAATCAGTATGGACAGAACACCTTCCATCAGATTGAACCTGCTTTTGATAAAGCAGAAAGACAGATTCAAGCACAGATTGAAGCCTGGTATGCAAGATATGCTTCCAACAATGGAATCACACTGGCAGAAGCAAGAAAACAGTTGTCTGCTGCTGAACTAAAAGAATTGCAATGGGATGTCCAGGAATACATCAAGTATGGACAGGAAAATGCAATGAATCAGCAGTGGATGAAGGAACTTGAAAATGCATCAGCAAGATTCCACATCAGCAGACTGGAAGCCTTGAAACTTCGGACACAGCAATCATTGGAAGTTGCTTTTGGCAATGAACTTGATTCCCTGGATGGTATGGTCAAAAGACTTTATCAGTCAGGATATTATCACACATGTTTTGAAGTGCAGAAGGGTTTCAATATTGGTTGGGAAATCGGTCAGATTGATGAAAGGAAGTTGCAAAAGGTCATCAGTAAACCTTGGGCAGCAGATGGAAAGACCTTTTCAGACAGGGTGTGGCAATCAAAGACCACAATGGTCAATGAACTGCATCAGCAGATGACAAGGACAATCATTCAGGGGAAAGCACCTGATGAAGCAATCAAGTCCATGACCAAATATCTGCAAAACAAAACCAAGAATGCAAAATACAATGCAGGAAGACTTGTGATGACTGAACAGGCATTCATCAGTTCTGCTGCACAAAAGGATGCATTCAATGACCTGGATGTTGAAGAATTTGAAATTGTCGCAACACTGGACAGTCACACTTCTGATATATGCAGGGAAATGGATGGAAAGCACTTCCCTATGAAGGATTTTCAACCAGGTGTCACTGCACCACCTTTTCATGTATGGTGCAGGTCAACAACTGTTCCATACTTTGATGATGAATGGGGCAGAAGCGGTGAAAGGGCAGCAAGGGGTGAAGATGGTAAAACATATTATGTTCCTGCTGATATGACATATCCTGAATGGGAAAAGGCAATGGTTGATGGTCATACAGATGATTTGAAACCTGCTGTTTCTGATGGTATAATTAAATCAAAGAAGGAAACAATTCAAACCCTTGATAAACTGAAACAGTCAGGAATTCCTGAATCTGAATATGATGAATATTTAGGAATTATAAACAATCATGAAAATCCTGACATCATAAAGTTGTATAAACATCATGCAGATGAAATAACAAAAGTTAAAAAGACAAACAGTGGTTCATATTCACCTGTTGATAAATCACTGGTGTTTGATTATCCAAAATATGATGACATGAACAAATATGGAACACTGGCACATGAATATGGTCATTTCTTTGATGCAGAAGTCAAATATGAAGGATTGCATTTCAATGAAATTCAAGCAGTTCAGAATGCAACTGGATTAAATGCAGCATTCAAAGAAGTTGCAAGTTCCAGTGATGAATTTCTTGCAGCAATCAGAAAAGACAAAGAACATATTAGAAGTATTTATACAACAGAAGCAAAAGCAGATTTAATTGCACATAATGCAAGCAGTGGTGTTCAAGATGCAATTGATGGTTTATTCCCAAAATCAAGAATCAGATGGGGGCATGGTGAACGATATTATAATCGTAAATATGCAGACATTGAATTCATGGATAAACTGTCATCAGTAACTTCAAGAAAAAAGAAATTGCAACAGGTTTATAAAGATTTAGGACTTGATGCAAGCAATCAAGCAAAAGTAAAAACAATTTGCAGACAATATGAAGCTGCATCAGAAGCATGGGCAAACATTATGAGTGCAGAAGTTTGTGGTGGTGAAGCATTGGAATATGTGAAAAAGTACCTTCCAAACAGTTATGCTGCAATGCTTGATATTTTGAAAGGGGTGAAGTAAATGAATGAACTTGGCAAAGCACTGGAACTTTATGAACAGACATTTGATGATTCATTCCCTATGTTTTCTATGATGACAAAACCACCTGATGAAGTGGTGGACATCATCAATAAATGTGTTTCTGCAAAGAAAGATGTTTATGACATGGGTTATTTATCCTTGAATGATGATACTATGTATTAGTATCTTGAAAAGCACCTGAAAGGGTGCTTTTTTAATGCGTTAAAATATCAGACCTATTGAAAAATCTATGAAGAAGAAAATGTGCAGAGGTGACACAGAAGTAACTTCCTTTCAATGGGTCTGATTTTTATTGACCTGGTGGAAGTCAATAAAAGACACAGCACAAAAAGAATCTTTAGGTTTTCAAACCAAGTCATCTTTTTAGAATTGCAGATGAAAAAGAACAAGTTCAAATGTGCATGGACTGAACCATGAAAAAATAATGTTTTTGAAGAAAGGTAGGTATTTGAAAATGAAAAAAGAAGATTTTGTGAAGATAGGAATTGATGAAGAAACTGCAAAGAAGTGTGAAACTGCTTCCCAGGAAGAACTGAAAGGTTTTATTCCAAAGGTGAGATTTGATGAAGTAAATAATGAAAAGAAGAAACTGGAACTTGACCTTCGTGATAGGGATGGACAGCTTGAAACCTTGAAGAATTCCACAGGTGATGTGGAAGCAATGAAAAAGCAGATTGCAACATTGCAGGCTGACAACAAGGCAAAGGATGATGCACATGCTGCTGAAATCAAAAAAATGAAGGTTGATGCTGCTGTTGATGCTGCACTGACAAGTTCAGGTGCAATCAATACAAAGGCTGTTGTTCCTTTCCTGAAAGACCTGGACAAGGCTGAACTTGCAGAAGATGGCACAGTGAAAGGTCTTGCAGAACAGATTGAAGCACTTATCAAGGCAGATGACACAAAATTCCTTTTTACTGCAAAAAAGAAAACCCAGGTGAAGGGTGCAAAACCTGGTGAATCAGGAAATGATGATGGTGACCATGAGGTTGATACATCCAAAATGACCTATTCAGAACTTGCTGCTTATATGGCAGAACACCCTGATGCTGAAATTTAATCAATTTTAAGAAAGGAAAAGGTGAATTAAAATGGCAAAATTTGATTCCAAGAGTTTCAATCCACAGGCATTTGGAAAGTATGTGGATAGAATCCCAAATGTAACTAAAAATGAGCTTGCAAAGAGCGGTGCAGTCGGTATAAATCAGAATGCACATGATGCCCTTGCAAATCAGACTGGTTCTCTTTATGCAAGAGTTCCTTACTTTGGCAGAATTGATGGTTCTACCAGTCAGAACAATGATGGTGGAACTGATATTGCAAGCACAAATACAACCACTTATGAGCAGGGTTTTGTTGTAGCAAGCAGAATGGATGGATGGACTGAAAAGTCTTTCAGCAAGAACATCACAGCAGGTGTTGACTTCATGGACAATGTTGCAGCACAGATTGCTGATTACAAGATGGATGTCAGACAGGCAATGCTGCTTGCAATCTTAAAGGGTGTGTTCAGCATGTCCACAACTGGTTCAACTGTTGCTGCAAAGGCTGCAAAGGAATTCCTTGACAAGCATATTTACAACATCACTGCAAACACTGGTGATGCTGCACTTGTTGGTGCTGCAACTCTTAACAAGGCAATTCAGAAGGCAGGCGGTGACAACAAGAACATCTTCAAACTTGTTATCATGCACAGTGAGGTTGCAACAAACCTTGAAAATATGAAGCTGTTAAAGTATATGACTTATACTGATGCAGATGGTATTGAAAGAGAACTTGCACTTGCAACCTGGAATGGCAGAACTGTCCTTGTTGATGACAACATGCCGACAGAAGATGTTGCAAAGGCAGGTGATGTGGAAGCATACACTGCTTACACAACTTATGTCCTTGGTGAAGGTGCAATCATCCTTGATGATATTGGTGATGCAGTTCCTTATGAAATGAGCCGTGACCCTAAGACAAATGGTGGTCAGGACACACTTTATGTGCGTGACAGATACATTTGCGGTGTTGATGGTATTTCCTTTGAAAAGCCTGCAAGCATCACTGCATCTGCTTCCAACACTGACCTTGCAAATGGTACAAACTGGAACATCATCAATGACGGTACAAAGGCAATTCCACACAAGGCAATTGCTATTGCAAAGATTGTTTCCAAGGGTTAATTGATGAAAGAAGGGTGATGATATGGCACTGACAGATAAAACAAAGCAGTCCATCATCACAGCATTGGACACTTCCAGTCTTGATGAATCCTTCATTGAAGCGGTTCTGAAAAGACTGGATTCCTTTGGTTATGAAATCAAGGAATCTGATGCCTGGATGATTGGTTTTGCAATGCAGAAGGTGGAAAACACCATCAAGAATGAGTGCAATATATCTGAAATCCCTGACGGACTTTTTCACACAGCGGTGGACATGTCTTGTGGTGAATTCCTGTTTGCTAAAAAGCAGACTGGACAGTTAGAAATTGGTGACCTTGATTTGACTGGTGCTATTTCAAGCATCAAAGAAGGTGACACCCAGGTGAACTTCAATGGTGATGAAAGTGATTCTGACAAGGTTGACATCTTGCTGAATTATCTTCTAAACAGTGGGAAGGGGGAATTGGTGTGTTATCGAAAAATCAGGTGGTAAAGGCAAGGAAAGCAATTGAATCCATGTATGATGGTACTTGCACAATTATTGAATATCAGGAATACACCAAGGAAAACAAATCCACAGGACATCATGAAGTGGTGGTTTTGGAAGGGCAACCTTGCAGGTTGTCTTTTTCCAGTTTCCCAAATACAAATCAGACAGACACTGCTGCACAATTGGTTCAGACAATCAAGATTTTCCTTGCACCTGAAATCAGGGTGCAGGCAGGTTCAAAGCTGACTGTCACACAGAATGGTGTGACAACTGAATACAAATCCAGTGGTGAACCTGCATTGTATCAGACACATCAGGAAATTATGCTTGAACTGTTTAAGGGGTGGGCATAAATGGCAAGAAGCGGAACATTCAACTTCCAGGACTTTGAAAAAATCAAGAACAACCTGGAAAAACTGAACCAGGAACAGGTGGACTTGTTCATTGATGCTTGTGCAAAAGAACTTGCAGCAAGACTTCTTGCAAAAGTTATCAAAAGGACACCTGTTGGTGATTATCCAAACAGTTCAGGGAAAAAAGGTGGCACACTTCGCAGGGGTTGGACTGGTGGAAAGAATTCAAGTGCTGTTGCTTATGCTGATTCATTGACCATTCACCATTTTGGTGATGCTTATGTGATTGAAATTATCAATCCAGTGGAATATGCATCTTATGTTGAATTTGGACATAGAACTGCAAACCACAAAGGATGGGTCAATGGTCGGTTTATGCTGACAATATCTGAACAGGAAATTCAACAGGCTGCACCTGCAATCATAGAAAAGAAGCTGATGAAGCAGATGGGGGAATTGTTCACATGATAAATAAAATTATTGATGGAATCAGCATTTCCCTGAATGCTGAATTCGGTGATGATTACAAGATTTATACAGAATCCATTGAACAAGGCTTGAAAGAGCCTTGTTTTTCTATTGTTTGTGTGAATCCAACAAATGAATTGTTCAGGGGCAAGAAATATTTCAGGAAGAATCTTTTCTGCATCCAGTATTTCCCTAAAGGGGAAGACAAGCGGTCAGAATGCATGGATGTCCTGGAAAGAATGTTTGATTGCTTGGAAGTCATCAAAGTTGGTGAAGACCTGCAAAGGGGAACATCAATGCATGGTGAAGTGGTTGACCAGGTTCTGAACTTCTTTGTCAACTATGACATGTTTGTCTATAAGGTTGAAAGCACTGATGCAATGGAAACCATGGATTTGACATCAAATGTGAAAGGGTGAAGACATGGCAAAAAGAAATGAAGCATCTGTTCTGAAATTCAGCAAGGAACAGATTGTTGCTTCCAAGAAATACAGTCCTTACAAGGACTTTTTCAATGGTAACTTGAAAACTGGTCAGATGTATTCAGAAGTTGAACTGAATGCACTGATTACAAAGAATTTTAAGAAAGGAACAGGTGAATAAAAATGGCACTTGGTGGTGGTACTTTTTTAACACAGAACAAGATTCTTCCTGGTGCATACATCAATTTCATTTCTGTTGCAACTGCATCCACTAACATGAGTGATAGAGGATATGCAGCAATGGGTCTTGAACTTGATTGGGGTCAGGAAGGAAAGATTTTTGAAGTCACAAATGGTGATTTTCAGAAGAACAGTATGAAGATTTTCGGTCATTCCTATGGTGATGACTGCATGAAGGGTCTTCGTGACCTGTTCAAGAATATTCAGACCTTATATGCATATCGTCTGAATGGCGGTGGCACAAAGGCAGCAAATACTTTTGCAACTGCACTTTATGGTGGAACAAGGGGAAATGACATCAAGATTGCTGTCCAGGCAAATGTTGATGACAACCAGTTATTTGATGTTCAGACATGGCTTGATGGTGTTCTGATGGACACACAGACAGTCAAGAAAGCATCTGAACTTGTTGCAAATGATTATGTCACATTCAAGACATCTGCTTCCCTTGCAGTAACAGCTGCAACAGCACTTGCAGGTGGTACAGATGGAACTGCAAACACAGCAGCACATCAGGCATTCCTGGACAAGGTTGAATCTTATCCTTCAATCAATGCAATTGGTTATGTTGGAACAGACACTGCAACAAAAGGACTTTATGCTGCATTTGCTAAAAGAATGCGTGATGAAGTTGGTGTCAAGTTCCAGGCGGTTGTGTATGGTCAGGCTGCTGATTATGAAGGTGTTATCAATGTCAAGAACAAGGTTCTTGATGATGGTAGGTTTCAGATTTCAATCGTGTATCCCTGCGAAACAACATCGATACGAAAATCTCTAAAG